CACAGAAGTTTTTTTTCAAGGTGTTTCCCGGAAGGGGGGGGTTGAAAAAAGACAAAAAAATGAGCAGAAAGAAATCAGCAAAGGAAAGAAGGCTAACAGGGATAGAAGTGCCTGCTAAAAAAGGCGTTTCCGGATCTGGTAAAATATTTACTCCGCCAAATCTGACTAAAACGCAAGCAGCTATCTGGGAAAGACTGATTGATTCAATTGATACAAAAGCACTATTGGAGATTGACAGTTACACACTAGGAAGGTATTGCTACTGGGTTGACGTTTGGTACAGACATGCAGAGTTAGCAGATGGTCAAGAAGTAGAATTATTTATAAACGGTCAACAGGAACTAAGGCGTATTAATCCTAGCTTTGCGATTGTTGAAAAAGCTGAAAAATGGTGTCAACAGTTTGAAAAGGATTTTGGATTTAACCTTAGATCAAGGTTGCAGATGTCGGAAGTATTTGCAGAAATAGAAGAAGAAAGCGATATTATGGATCAGTTCTTGTCATAAAAATACATGCTATGCGCTTAAAGCCTTTTGCTACACAGATAGAAGCATTTCTTCCTGGTACAGACAATATTTCGACCTTTGCCGGGCCTATCGTTTACGCTGCTACTTGGGATGATGCGGTGCTGTATTGTGAATTTAACGGCTTAGGATATTGTGAAGTAATCGGTGAATTAGTGCTACATGAAGATTTTAATATTTGTCTAAATTGATCAGAAAGTTCAACAAATACATAAAAGATGTTCAAAGCGGAAAGCAAGTAACTGGTAAGTGGGCGAAACTTGCAGTAGAAAGGCATGTTAAAGATTTAGCAAGAAGTAAGCGCAAAAATTACCCTTACTATTTTTGCGAAGATACAGCAAATAAGGTTTTAAAATTCGTACATCTACTTAAACACACCAAAGGCCGTTGGGCGGCTGAAAATCTTACAATAGACTGGCAACCTTTTCAATGCTTTATGTTTGCTTCGACAATCGCTTGGAAGCGAAAGAAGGATGATTTGCGGCGATTCAATACAGCCTACTACAAGATGGCTAGGAAAAATGGGAAAACTACCTATGCTGCTGCACTAGCAACCTACCTACTAATTTTAGATCAAGAGCATGGTAGTGAAATTTATTGGGCTGCAACAAAAAGAGATCAGGCCCGGATTGGTTGGAGCATTCAAAAAAAAATGATTGAAAAACTAATTGCAGACAGCAGCCAGATCAAAAAGCATTGGAAAACAAACAGTCAAAGAATATTCTCTAATACATACAATTCATTTGTTGACAAGCTAGGAAAAGACAGTAAGCGCGAAGATGGCTTAAACCCAGCAGTTGCTGTGATTGACGAATATCATGCGCATCCAGACGATGCGATAGTCAATGTGTTAGAAACTGGCATGGGATCAAGACAACAACCTTTGCTGATCTATATAACGACTGCCGGATTCAATAAACATGGAGTTTGTTACAATTACGAAAGTATATGTCAGTCTATTCTACAAGGAAAGCTAAAAAACGAAAGGACATTTGCAATCATGTATGATCTGGATGAAGAGGATAGCTGGGATGATCCGAAGGCGTGGGTAAAAGCAAACCCGGCCATAGGTGAAACACCTACTTTTGATTACATGAAAAGCATGTGCCGTAAGGCAAAAACGGAAGGCGCAAGTAAGTTAGTAGAATTTAAGACTAAAAATCTAAATCAATGGAGCGACACATCGGAAGTCTGGATTCAAGACGACATCTGGAAGAAAAACGGTAAAAGATTTAAAGAAGATGATCTTTTAGGGCGTAGATGTTATGTAGGTATGGATTTAGCAAGTGTAAGGGATTTAACAAGTGTAAAGTTGCTATTTCCGCCTGTTGAGAAAGGAGAATCATTCAAAGTGGTAAAACGATTTTTTGCACCTTCTGACAACTTACGTGAAAAAGCAAAAGAAGATCGTGTTCCTTACCTAGACTGGGTAAAAGATGGTCATATTATTCTTACAGATGGAAATGTTACAGATTATGATTACATATACAATGAATTTGAAAAGTTTAGTGAAAAATATAACATTGTAAGTGTAGCTTACGACAAATGGAATGCCGTTGAGTTAGCGATCCGGATGGAGCAAGCTGGCTATAATATGAAAGCATTTCCACAGACCACTACTTATTTTAATGAACCACTAAAGGAGCTGGAAAAGCTAGTAGCTAAGAAAAAACTAAATCACAATCATTGTCCAGTTTTGAGATGGATGAACGGAAATGTAAATATCTGGAGAGATGGAAACGGTAATATGAAGATCTTAAAAAAGAATCAGATAAAGAAAGTAGATGGAATGGTGGCTTTAGCTATGGCGATCGGTGAATACCTGCACTACAAGGATGATGAAAGTATTTACGAAGAGCGTGGAATATTATATCTATAATGAAAGACGAAGATATTGTCTGCATTCCTTACGAAATTTTAAAAACACTTCATCGAAAACACTACTTTGATAAGTTTGCAGAGTTATGTCAAGTTTCAAAAAATCAATACGAAGCATGGCAGAAACTAGAAACAACTAGGCAGGTGTACCACATCCCGGCTATGTATGATAATTTTGATAGTTTTAAGAATAGCTATTATTATCACATCAATAAAAGACTAGGTATAAAATATTTGTAATTTTTTACTATCTTAGTATAGACAATGAATCTCTTTTTTACTTTTTGTTGTTAATTACTAAGTTTCCATAAGATTAGAAATTAGGTTAATGAAGGTCAGCAGCGCACAAACTGTTGACCTTTTTTTATTTTTTTTTCATTATTTACCCCAAAAAGTTGTGGTTTTGGATATAAAGCCGTATATTGAGGTATATTATTTAACACAGTAAAAAAGTAGATCATGAAAGTATCTATTGAAACATTAAACAACGGCCATTTTGAAAAAGCAGGAATTTGGAAAAAATTGTTTGTTCCTAACCAAGAGCAAAAGCAAGAAGCAATTAAGTTGACAAAAATCAAAAAAGCGGTTATAAATCCAAAAGGCGTTGTATTTATCCTTTCTTCATTAAATAATGAAGATGTACTAATCGCTTTGAAAGATGATGTTGTACAAAAGAGATTTGATGACGCAGCAATTGAAAAGTTTAAAAAACAAATGAATCACCCTTCTTTTAAAGAGTTAGCAATTACACTTTATTAATTAACAAAAAAGTAGATCATGAGAAAAGTAACACAATCATTCAGCATCAAAAGATCATTATTAGAATCAGTAATCAATACCTTTTTAAGCGATCTTTCTACGCATATTGATTTATCTAAGTATCGCGCTATGGGTTTAAACATGTCTTTCGATTCTGATTTCGTAGATAATGTTCTCTACAAGGTGCATAATAGAGTAAATTTATTTTGGTTACAGTACGATCTTAAAGATCACTTGATGGATTATTTAGATGAAGAAGATAGTTCTTCATTAGCTTCAAAAATTGTTAATCATGTTAAAAGAATTATTATCAAAACACACAAAAGTTCAGATTCAAGAAGCTAGAAATAAGAATCTGAAACATGCTTCTAATCAGTATGCTTCTTTTCTTAGAAAAGCGGAACAAATTGATCAAGTTTTGCAGAATTTAGGCTACAAAATCACTATATTTGAAAAGGAGTTAATAATTGAGAAGGGTGAGATAGGACCTGCTGAAAAGTAGGTCTTTTTTTATATATTTACATCATTATTTAATCACAATAAAAGGGAAAAGGCTTATTGCTATGCAGTAAGTCTTTTTTTTGTATATTTATATCATTATTTAATCAGTAAGCGACAGAGTATATAAGGCATTTTGAAAGTCTTGCATCATGCAAGGCTTTTTTTATTTAAAAATTGTTGCTGCTTCAAACAAAATGCCTATATAATTTTGCAGTATGGCTAATTTACTGCAAAGGTTATTCAAAAGAAATGCAAGTTTAGAGAATCCTAGCACACCTCTAAACGCTAGTACGTTAGGTAATTTTGCTATTTCTTCAGCAGGTGTATCAGTTAATATTGATAATGCACTTAGCGTTTCACCAATTTGGAGAGCAGTTCGGATTCTAGGCGAAACTATCGCAACTATCCCGGTCAAAATATACAGGCAAGAAGGAAATATTAAGACAGAAGATAGATCACATCCACTTTACTACCTTTTCAACATAGAACCAAATAGATTATACGGTGCGTTCAATTTTTGGGAAACCATAACGCTGCATGTTGCTCTTCATGGTAATTCTTACATCTTAATTCGTAAAAACAGGGAAACAGCGCAGCCGCGATTGTTTGAAATACTTGAACCTTCTGAAATCGAAGTAGTAAAAATATCACCTACACAGCTACAATACAGGAATAAAAAAACTGGTCAAAGATTTACAGATCGTGAAGTTTTGCATTTTAGTAATACTTCTAAAAACGGTTTGATTGGCTTATCTGTATTAAATACACATGCAACAAATATAGGTATTGCTATTGCACTAAGGGATTATGCAGCAAACTTTTATAAAAATGGGGCGCAATTATCTGGAGTTTTAAAGCATCCAAGCAAATTAACACAGGATCAATATACTAGATTAAAAAGTAGCTGGGTTGGTCAGTATGGTGGAAGTAGAAACGGCGGAAAGACAGCTATTCTGGAAGAAGGCATGGAATATCAACATATCGGACTTAAACCGGCCGATGCTGCCTATTCTGAATCTAGCAAACAGATAATTAGCGAAATAGCAAGGATTTGGGGCGTTCCTACATTTTTACTAGAGGATTTAGACCGGGCAACATTCAATAATATAGAACATCTAAGTCAGTTGTTTTTAAAACAAACTATCCGGCCTTGGTGCAAACGATTTGCAAGTGAAATTATTCGTAAATGTTTCACAAGAGAAGAAATAGCAGCCGGTTATAGTGTAGAGTTTGATTTTGACGATTTGCTGATGGCAGACTTGGAAAGCCGCGCAGAATACAACAGCAAGATGGTTAATTCTGGAATTTTCAGCATTAATGAAGCAAGGGAAAACGCAAATAAAAATCCTATTGAAAATGGAGATAATCATTTAGTACAAATGAATCTACATACAATAGACAAAGCTGTAACAGATGCCGACTTACAATAATTACCCTAAAAGCGCGACTAATCAAGCTAAAAGGGCGTTGAAATTTCGTGAAGAAAATGGTACAAATTGTGGTACTAGAGTAGGATGGACAAGGGCGCGACAATTAGCAAATAGGGTTGCTATTGATCTAAGTACGGTAAAAAGAACATTCAGTTTTTTAAGCCGGGCAAAAACTTACGATCAAGGTAAATTCACAGATGCAGATGGAAAGGAAATTTGCGGCTCAATCATGTATGCTGCTTGGGGCGGTGATACAATGAAAAACTGGGCGGAAAAAACGATAAAAATGGAAGAAGAAAGAAAAATATCAAGTGTTTACAAACGTGCATTTTTTGAACCTACCACATTTGATGAAGAAAGCAGAACAGTAGATGTTATTTTTTCTACTGAATCACCTGTTTTGCGGTCAAGCAATAGAGGTGATTTTTACGAAGTGCTAAACATCAATGAACAAAGCATCCGTATGGATCGCTTAAATGCCGGCGCACCTGTTTTGAATGATCACAAAGCAGATGATCTTAGTGATGTCATTGGTGTAGTTGAAAGGGCGTGGATTCAAAATAGTACGGCTTATGCTTCTATCAAGTTTTCAGATAGAGAATTTGTAAAGCCAATCATCCAAGATGTGAAAGATGGAATCCTGCGAAATATTAGCGTAGGATATCGCATCTGGAGAATGGAAAAAGAAGATGATAATAAAGAAGTTCCTACTTATCGCGCTATGGACTGGGAGCCGTTCGAGATTAGCTTGGTATCCATTCCGGCCGATTCAAGGGCGCAGATTAGGCACTTTGAAACAGAAGAAGAAAAGCAGGATTTTGATTTTTTAAATAAACTAAAAGAAGAAGAGCGCACCAGATCGCTCAATCTTTTAAGTAAAAAAATGGTTTTATGATCAGCGAAATGATTGAAAAAAGGGCGAGGGTCTGGTCGCAAATGCAGGACCTAGATAGCCGCGCTAAAAGCGAAAGTAGAACATTAAGCAGCGATGAAACGCAGCAATGGGAAGCGTTAAATGCTGACTTTGATAGCCTTACAGCATCTATCCAACGTGCTGAAAAAATGAAGTCTATTAAAAGCACTTTTGCAGTTGAAGAAACGCAGCAAGAAGTAATCGCACAGCCAGACGTCGAAATTGATTATCGTAAAACTTTCAACAAGTATTTACGCTATCAAAAACTAACAGAAGCTGAAAGAGGTGTTTTACTGGAAAAACGTGGTACAAACACAAACGTCGGTTCTACTGATACGTTAGGTGGATTTGCAGTACCTACCGAGTTTTCAAATGAATTGAATAAGGCTATGAAAGCCTATGGCGGAATGTTGCAGGCTTCAAGAATTTTTACATCAACACAAGGCGGTACATTGAACTGGCCAACTGTCGATGATACTACAACGGCGGCATCAATCGTAACGGAGGGATCAACTACAACTGTGCAAGATTTGACATTTGGTCGCAAGCAATTCACAGCCTATACTTATCGTTCACTAATGAAGCTGTCTTATGAGTTTTTGAACGATCAAGGTATCAATATCGAGGGCGAAGTAGCAAACTTCTTTGCAGAGCGTTTTGGGCGCGGTGTAAATGCGCACTTCACAACTGGTACAGGTTCTTCACAGCCAACGGGTGTACTAGCTGCATCTGGCGGTTCTGCACTAGGTAAGACAGCAGCAGCAGCGGCAGCAATTACAGCAACAGAAGTTTTAGACCTTATCCATTCGGTTGACCCTGCATACCGTTCTTCACCATCTGCGGCACTAATGATGAACGATAGCACTTTAGCAGCTATCAAATCATTAACAGTAGGTACAGCGGATAACAGACCTTTATTTGTACCATCTATGCGCGAAGGTGATCCGGACCGTATTTGGGGATTCAATTTTGTGATTAATCAAGACATGCCAAGTTTGGCAACTGGTGAAAAAGTCATCGCATTTGGTGATTGGTCAAAGTACATTATTCGTCAGGTGGGTAACTTTAATCTACGCCGTTTAGATGAGCGTTACGCTGATGATTTAGTAGTTGGCTATGTTGGTTGGGCGCGTTTCGATGGCAAGTTGATTGATACAAACGCAGTTAAGCACTTAATTACTGCTTAATGAAGATTAAGATATTACAAAGCCTAGCAGGGAACGGTTTTACCATCCCTGCTGGCTCAATCATTGATAAGCCAAACGAGGAGGCAAATCGCATGATTGAAGCAGGAATCGCCGAAAAAGTTACTACTAAAAAAGTAACTAACAGGAAGCAAAAATCTACACTAGATAAATAGTAGCTATGTCATTTGTTGTAACATCTTTACCGGGCGTCGAACCTATCAGTTTAAGTGAAGCAAAAGCACACTTAAAGGTAGAAGTTAGTGCAGATGATACATTGATAAACGCATTAGTGCAAGCAGCAAGGGAAGCATCAGAGGAATACTTGAATTTGCGATTAATTACGCAAACAGTTGAGCAGCGAATAGATGCTTTCCCTACTTACATCACTAATTATCAAATATTTTTAGATGCACAGCCGGTTCAAAGTATTTCTTCTATTATTTATAAGAATGAAGCTGGTGATGACGTTACACTTAGCACAGATCAATATGATTTAGATAAATTTAGTGTTTTACATTCTGTTTATGCTAAAAGTTCGGTTACATGGCCTATCGCAATAGACGAAAAAAACGCCGTAAAGCTAACTTATGTCGTCGGGTTTGGCGATACATCTGCAAGCGTTCCGGCTTTAATTAAACAGGCTATGTTGTTGATGTTAACACACTGGTACGAGAATAGATCAGATACAGTTCGCAAGATGCCAACTCAATCCCAATGGTGCTTAGATAAATTTAGAAAAATACATTTTTGATGGTTGGAGAAATGCGGCACAGGTTACAGTTTTGGAAAACTGTAAAAGGAAGAAACGAAAGCACAGGTGAACAAAAAAACACTTGGGTGCAGCATGTCGAATTGTGGGGAAAGTATGAATTTTTAAAAAGCGGAAGTGGTGAAGATGAATTAGGCGGAAGAGATGGATACGAAAGGAATGTAGTTTTTACAATAAGGTACAGGGATGATCTGATAAACGAAATGTACGTAAAGCTGTCAGATCAAGACGAACAATACGAAATACTTAGTATTTTGGCTGACTTAAAAAGAAATTATCTTACAATCGAAGCTCAACAGGTAAACCCTGCCGACATTCAAAATCTATCAGATTCAGATGGAAATGAATGGAACACAGGAGATAATGATGGGTGGCAATTCACAGGAGATGGCTCAAACAACTATTGAAGAAAGAAATATTAAAAATATCAATAGAATACTTGGCCAAATCCTTGATGGAATGGATGTCAAGACTAGGAAATCTATTCTCCGAAAAGGTGCGGCTGTCATTCGTAAAGAAGCAAGACAAAGAGCTCCAAAGGCAGATGATTTTGTTTTTAGGTATAAAAAACTAGGAAGTAATAAAGCAAAAAAAGGGAAAGGGAGTGTCGTAGCAGCATACAAGCCGGGCAACCTTGCAAAAGCGATTGCAACTTTAAACTTTAGAAAAAGTAAAAACAGCTTGTTTGTCGGTGCAAGAACTAGAAATACAAAAAAAATATTTTTAGTTGGTGAAAAAGTAAGCCAGTCAGACGGATACTATGCACACTTTGTTGAATTTGGTACAATATACAGTGCTGCAACACCTTTTTTAAGGCCAGCTTTGGAAGCAAAAAGGAATGAAACAACAAAAGTAATAGAGAAGTTTACAAGATTGAAAATAGAAGAACTAGCAACTAAATGATATATAAAGTAATAACAGGCCGGCTATTTAATCACGATGATTTTACCAACATTGTAGGTGATAAGTTATACCCTGTTATTATCCCCCAGACACGTAACTTTCCGGCTGTTACTTACAGTATTACAACAAGTAACCCAGAACAAACAAAAGATCGAACAAAATGCGATAATATCACCTTTCAAGTTGATATTTACAGCAATAGTTATGAACAAGCACACGACATTACACAAATCATAAGAGATAGATTGCACCAGTTTTACGGAATTGTAAATGGTGTAGAATCTAAAGTAGTTTTAACAAGTTTTGCAGACGGCGCATACACAGAAGAACTAGACTTATTTAACGTAAGAATGGAATTTGAAGCAAAATTAAAATTGTAAAGATATGGCTTTTGAAAGTGGAACAGATGCGCGGCTTTATGTCGATGATTCTGGTACAGATGTTGCAATTGCTGATGCAACAGAATGTACTATTAGTTTTAGTGCAGAAGAAAAGGTAACAGTTACAAAAGATTCTGGCGGAGGTGGCTGGCAATCTTTTGACATTGGTACAAAATCAATGTCTATTTCTGGAAGTGCTGTGTATGAATACAACAGTTCAAACGGTAAGACAATGATGGATATTTACAATTACTGGGTGGCTGGTAATGATGTAACTATACGCTTTGCATCTGGATCAACAACTAACACACAAATTTATTCTGCTTCTTGCAAATTCACATCTGTTGAAATTACAGCACAAGCAGAAGAAAATGTAACTTTTTCATTTACTGCAAACAGTAATGGAGCAGTAACTACATCAGTAGTATCATAATTAAACAATGAACACGAAAACACAAAACATTGAATTGAATGGTAGCGAATATGCTGTCAATTTTGGGCTTTGGACTTTGCGATGCTTTTGCAAAGAGTATGGTTTAAAGTTAGGTGATTTACAAAATCTAACTGAAAACATGGATTTTGATGTCATGATAGGCCTGGCTTATCATGGATTAAAAGGCGGCGCAAGGATTAAAAAGCAAAAATTTGACTTAACACCTGTTGCAGTAGCTGATCTTTTAGATCAAGACGAAGAAGGATTTGAAAAGGTGATGAGTGTATTTGCTAATTCATCAACAAACGGAGAAAGCGAGGGAAAGAAGAAGGCGGAGAAGTAGATGCTCCGCCTTTGACTTTCGACAAATTGTACAGCATTTTAGTTGGACAATGTAAAATCAATGATGATATATTTTGGAATCTTACTTTTAGAGATGCTACAAATATCATAGATGGATTTTACGAACTTGAACAACTAAGGCAGCAACAAGAATGGGAGCGCACAAGATGGTTAGCAGCCGTAATGCTTTCACCTCATGCAAAGAAGGGTAAAACTATAAAACCAACAGATTTGATAAAATTTGATTGGGAAAAGAAAGCAAAGAAGGCGAAGAAGAAAAGAGATAAAGCATTCTGGGATAAAGTAGATCAGCTACACTTTAAAGAAAAGCAAAAGCGCGAAGATGGCAACAATAGGTGATGTTAAAGTTCGGATTAGCGCAACTATTAAGGGTTTGCAAGTAGGTTTAAAAGCTGCTGAAAAACGCCTAAATAGTTTTGCTAAAACTAGTAATAAAATAGGTCAGCAAGCAAGTAGAAGCTTGACTGCGCCTCTTGCGCTTGTCGGTGGTGCTGCTTTAAAGTCTTTTGCTGATTTGGAAAAACTAACAACAGGCTTTACAGCAGTATTTAACGACACAGCCGGCAATATTGGAACAGCAGCAGAAGAACTAGAAAACCTTAGAAAAGTTGCACAAGATCCAGGCCTTTCTTTTCAGCAAGCGGTACAAGGTAGTTTAAATTTACAAGCGGTTGGATTTAGTGCAGATCAATCAAGGGAAACACTTAGCGCGTTTGGTAATGCTTTAGCTTTAGTAGGAAAAGGTGCGGTTGAACTAGATGGTGTTACTTTAGCACTTCAACAGATAGCCGCAAAAGGAAAGATTAGCGCAGAAGAAATAAATCAAATTGGTGAAAGAGTCCCTCAAATTCGGACTGCTTTAAAAGATGCGTTTGGTACTGCATCTAGTGAAGAATTGCAAAAACTAGGTATAAGCGCAGAGCAATTTGTTGCAGGCGTAACCGAACAACTACAAAAACTTCCAAAGGCGACTGGTGGCCTATCTAATAGTTTTGAAAATTTAAGGCAAGAATTAAGTTTTAGTTTAGGACAAATCGGAGAAGATATAAATGAAACATTTGACATTCAAGGCGTGATAGATCGTGTTAGTGCGTTTCTTACTAGGCTAGTAGATGGATTTAAAAGCCTTTCAGATGGTGCAAAACAGGGTATAATAATATTTGCTGGATTACTTGCCGCTATTGGGCCGGTAGCTTTGGCGATTAGTGGGTTAATTACGGCGTTTGGATTAATATCTGGTGCTATTGGTGCGCTATTTAGTCCTGTTACTTTGATTGTTGCCGCAATAGCTGGTTTAGCAGCAGCAGCAATATTTGTAAAAGAAAACTTTACAGCACTTGCCCTTGAAGGTGGCCGGCAATTTGGTAAACTTAGAAACTTTGTAGCTAGAGCAGTAAATAACATACTAAAAAGCATAGATGATTTTGTTGAAGGAATCACAGGCTTTGATCTTAATCTAAGTGAAAAATTCAGCATTGATGAAGTTGATATACCTGATCCGGCTAAGTTTAAGTCATTAGGTCAAAGTTTAAAAGATTTTGGAAAAGAAGCACTAGATAGTTTAGGAATATTTAAAAAGCAAGCAGAAGAAGCTACTAAAGCAACTGAAACTTTAAATAAAGAAGTTACAAAAACAGCAAGTGTATTTAGCGCTGGACTTGGTGCTGCTAGGCCGGAAACTATTGCACCCGTTGAAACCATTACACTGGGCGGACAACTATCTACGATAGATGATACGATCACGTTTGGTGATGCAATTGCAAGGGAAAGTGAAAAAGCTAAAAATGCTTTAGAATTAGTTGATACAACAACTGATTTTGTAACAAGTAGATTTGAAAATTTAAATGGCGTTGGTGGTGAATTAGCAAATGTCTTTTCTTCAATTGCAAATAGTAGTGAAACCAATTTTGGAAAAATGGGGAAAGCTGCCCTAAAAGGTTCAGCGGATGTTATTAGAGGTAGCTTATCAAGCGCAATAGCTGGATATATTGCATCACTTTTAACATCAC